AGTATATTTAATTTGTCTCTATTTTCATCGACATTTTTTTGTAAAATATTTATTTTTTCTTTATTTTGTGAAACAATACTTTCGTGAGCTACACCATCGAGTTTCGTACCGTCACCGTAATATGTTTTTGCATAGACATCTTTATTAACGATTATGGATTCTGTTACCTTCAATGAATTGTATATTTTCACCTTACCCATCATAGTAGTTATTCCATCAATATGCAGTACCCCTATACTTAGAGGCTTTTTGGTCGTCAGATTTAACTGATCAAGTGATAAGTCTGTAATACGACTTCCATTACCAGATAACCACGGCGTTTGAAATCCTTGTTTAAAATGTATACATTTTTCAAATGTGTCACCGATTTGGTCATATGTTATATTTTTAAGAAGGCTTCCATCGGCATTAAGTTTCCCATAAACTTCTAGATCATTTGATTTTATTGAGTTGCTTTCAATCACAAAAGTCTCTAATTTTTTATCTACTATCAAATTACCTGTTATTTTTGCATCAGACTCAATGTGAAACTTCAAGTCGTCGTTTCCGGAAATAGAAAGAGTACCATCGTATTTTAAAATAACCTGATCTAGTCCTTTTGTCATAGTAAAAAACACATCCCTTGGATTTTCTGTGTTATTTTTACCTAATTCAAAGATGGGATTGTCAATCTCCGTGACATTTATTTTATTTAAGTGTATCACATCTAAATTTTCTACTTCGAGGGATTTAAATTTGGTATGTACATTGGTTACGCTACCCAGTTCAGTGATTTTCTGAAGATTTAACACACCCGAATCAACGATTTCCTTAGTCGTTGAATCGTACATAAGAACATTTGACGCAATTGTATTCCTTATGGGTGATACGAAAAATCCACATTCCTCCATTTGAGGAATCTCCCTTTTCGAGGCGTTTAAAACTATACTGTTATTGGGTTGTGTCTCATTTGTGTATCTACCAAATCTAATTTTTTCAGTAAAACATAAATTATTTACGTTCTTTACCATTTATATAAATTTGTATTTTAATTTGCATATCTAAGACCCGCCATTCCATTTTCTATCCTGAGAATGTTATAATTGACGGCATAAATGTCATCTGTGAATGGTAAATGTTCACTCTGGATTTTCGCATTTTCTATACGGCTAAAATTTAATGTTCCTGTGGGTTGTAATACGCTCGTTGTAATACAAAATGGAAACAAAAATGTATCCGGTGATGTTACAAAATTTGTGTGATAATAATACGGGACGTCAACAAAGTGTGTTTTACACCATTTGTAATTACATATATCAATTCCATTAACACTTATCTTTATACGATTATTGACCGCTGTCAGTGCCGAAGTTGAAGATGTATTGGAACTCGCAATAAACTTTACTGGGTGATTAAAGTTGAGTTCTTGTGTATGTTCCATTGACGGAATATTCTTCTGGACTTGGTATATTAATAAATCTCTCTTTTTAGAAACAATCGAATTGCGTTCCTCGTTATCTAAATAATAGTAGTTTGAGAATACTTCAAAATTATACAATGGATTTATATTTTTCCATCGTATACGTATCTCAACATCGTGATATGCGAGAGATACAAGCGGAATAGCCGATTGGGGGTTTTCCGAAAAGAAAAAACGCAAGGGGTAGAAGAAAGAACGAGAACTTGAACCGGGGTGGGGTCCATTCGAACTTTTTGATACACTTTGTGCAAAAGTATCAATAGCTATATTTTCACTGAAAAAGGAGTCTTGCTCATCAATCACATGTCCACCAATCAATAGTTGAATACTTTCAATAACATCAGACCAATCATCTATATCAATAGCTTTTGTCATGTCATCTATAGCTATAAATGTATATCCAAGAAGATCACCACTTCTTTCAAAACGCACACTTGACAATGAATTACTCTTTACAGCCCCATGAATTGTTTGTTTTTCTACGGACTGTGAAAAGTTTGTATGTCTCTTAAACGTGGAATTAAAAAACGATATTTCTGGGCTACCCATAATATGTTCATCCTGAGCACCAATGGACACAAGCTGAACGATACCAGAAGACATCTTTACAATAGGGGGAGAAAATTACAAATTTGGTTTTCTGCATACAAAATGCAATACTAAGAAATTAGAACCACCCACGGTTGAATTTTTTATAGTTTCACCTTGTTGGTTCATGATTTTCATGGTTAATCGGTCTATTTTTCTTATTGGGTCTATATATTGCGAAACAACTGGGTAATTATCCTTGAAAACAATGAGAGAATTACTTCCATTACGAGTTGTCTGATCGGTAATCAGGGTTGCAAAGGAGCGTCTCACTGTGGAAATGTCCCCCTGACCTTCATATACATTCGATGTACGTTCACTGAAGTTTGTATTTAATTCATCAATTGATATATAGCAATGTTCAGTAGAATCATTCGTGTGAATACGCGCAGCTAGCAACCTGGCCTGGACAACATTCTTAAGAGGTTGGTTCAAAAATACACTAAAAGCATTTGAACTGACTTGACCAATTGTATCGATCGTAACCGTGTGATATTCATAGTTAAGATCGGGAATAGTTTCGGACAGGGACGTGACAAGAGCCATTATATACTAGTATACATTTAGAATAAAACACCACCGATTCCACCCGTAATCTCATAATTGGCATAGTCACTTACCAATTTTTGACCACCACACATACCACCGGGTGTAAGAGATTTAGAGTAATACGCACCCTTTTCACCGTGTCCGGGCGTGCATTCTTCCTTATGTTGAAGACCGAAAAAGGATTCATTGGTCTTTTCCTTGATAAGAAGTGGTCTGGGTTCATACGCGCTTCTCACAGAAGCCAGAAGAAATATAAGACCAATAATAACAGCTATCATGGTGATGGCGTTTCGGTTTGTGCGATTGAAGTTAAACATATATAAAAGTACAATATTTTAAATCTTCCTGGAAAAGGTTCAGGTGAGAATAAAGTGTGTTAAAGTTATCAATCTATTTTCCATATAAAGAGTAGATGGACGAAGAAATCATTTTAGATAAGGGTGGAGGCATCATGAAACTTGATGACGATGAACAAGCTCTCATGGATGAAATTGAAATATCCGCACCCCAACCCAAGCGAGTACAAAGGCCTGTAAGCCATATCAGACAACCAATGTTTAAACAACAACAACACCAAGAAGCGATGGATGCATTTATAAATCCAAATAAACAAAGTGCACCGCCCAAACCTATTACAGAAGAAATAGACTACGATGAAGACGAACCAGTTTTTTACGACGATGATCCAAATGGTGATTTTTCTGCCGAAGAGAGACCATCGACAGGGTATACATCAGTAGATGAAGAAAAGGCGGACTTATTGAACAAATTATTACGCCTCGAAAAGAAGGGTTTAGCAACAAATAAACGACTCAATGCATATTCAAATGTCGAAGATTTAAGATCTGAAGTCAAGCGCATCACATATAATATAGAAGTTGAACAATCTGTGAAATTTTCTAGACGCATGCTTGTGGCATGTGTCACTGGTCTCGAGTTCTTAAACAAACGTTACAATCCATTTGAAATCCAACTCGAAGGTTGGTCGGAGTCTGTTATGGAAAATGTAGATGATTATGATGGTGTATTCGAAGAGTTATATATAAAATATAGGTCGAAGATGCATGTGTCACCAGAGGTCAAACTCATAATGATGCTTGGTGGATCAGCCATGATGTTTCACTTGACAAACAGTATGTTCAAATCATTACCAAACATGAACGATGTCGTTAAACAGAATCCAGAACTCATGCGTAATATGATGCAAGCTGTACAAAATACAACGATTAACAATCAAACACAAAATAATACTTCTTCAGCAGATGGCGGCTATGAAATGAAAGGTCCTGGTATAGATATTTCAAGTCTCATGGGGGGTATTATGATGCCACCACCACCACCAATGAATACATCATCTACAGTTAGATCTCAGGAAGAATTAACACCAATGGATGACGATGTATCAGATATTGTATCTGTATCGGGTGAATCGACCGGTGGTGAAATTAAGGAAGTATCAGTATCAGCCGATAAGAAGAAGGGTACTCGTAGTCGAAAAAAGAAGACAGAAATTAATCTCTAATATTATATAAATGATAGGTTATTGTCCACTAGACGAGGAGCCTCCGGTGCAACGCCAACCACGGGTTGTATCGACGAAGCCCGTACATCAGACTATATCAACAGGACCGGAAGAATCTGAATGTAATTATCTAGTCATGTTTTTTATAGTTGGTGTTTTAGTTCTCGCCGTTACAGATTCTATACAAAAGTAAACATATTCCCTTTTACCTTGTTTGTTTTTACGTAAACTTGGTAAAAATGATTTGTATTTAATTTTTTAGTTCGTTTCCAAAATTACGATTCGTTTATTTAATTCTTTAATGGCTTCAACAAGTAGACCAATGGTATCACCATAGGCTAAACCATATCCATTTTCTTCGCTTCCTACGACTGCTTCGGGGAGAACTTCGAGGACTTCTTGTGCCACAAGACCAGTTCTGCGTTTCCCATCCATATCATACATATATCCGTGTATTTGATTCAATTTATCCACGGGTTCTGAAATAACGTGTAGGTTTGATTTTTTTCGGATATCTGAACTTTGTGTAATTGTACCAGATGCATATATATCACCCACAACATCCAATGCATAGGCCGGTGTTGTCGTGCCAATACCTATGTTCGTAGTGGCAAAGAGTTTATCTGTATTGATAACTTTATAAGAAGGTAATTCATACACACGTGTGTGACCCGAATTAGAACCATTACCATCGTTATAGGGTGCCCCAATAGCCACACGTGTACCGTCGGCGGAGAGGGAGACACTACGACCAGACTCGTCACCCGACACCTCACCATCTATATCCACAGCCAACTGTGTCCATGCACCCCCAGACCATTCATACACACGTGTATAACTGTCGTTATAAATTGCCCCAATAGCCACTCGTGTACCATCGGCAGAGAGGGAGACACTATATCCAGACGTGCTATACGAAAAGTCCCCATCTCCATCTATGTCATCACCCAACTGTGTCCATGCACCCCCAGACCATTCATACACACGTGTGTGACCCGAAGACCCACCATTACCATCGTTATAGGGTGCCCCAATAGCCACACGTGTACCATCGGCGGAGAGGGAGACACTATGTCCAGACTTGTCATCCCCTGCTTCACCATCTATATCCATACCAATCTGTGTCCATACACCCCCAGACCATTCATACACACGTGTGTGACCCGAACCAGAACCATTAACACCATTGTTATAAATTGCCCCAATAGCCACACGTGTACCATCGGCGGAGAGGGAGACACTATGTCCAGACTGATCATATGCTGCCTCTCCATCTATATCCATACCAATCTGTGTCCATGCACTCACAGACCATTCATACACACGTACGTGACCTGATTCAGAACCATTAACACCATTGTTAAAAACTGCCCCAATAGCCACTCGTGTACCATCGGCAGAGAGGGAGACACTCGTACCGGACCGGTCACCCGCTGCCTCTCCATCTATATCCCCACCCAACTGTGTCCATGCACTCCCAGACCATTCATACACACGTGTGTGACCTTTACCATTGTTCTGGGGAGCCCCAATAGCCACACGTGTACCATCGGCAGAGAGGGAGACACTATATCCAGACTGGTCATCCACCGCTTCACCATCTATATCCCCACCCAACTGTGTCCATAC